ACCGTGAAGTTGCCCTTCGAGGTTACTCCGATGGTCTTGCCTGTGCTGTCAGCAGCATTCGTGAACGACAGCGTGTTAGGGCTTACCGAAGGAAACTTCGCCTTCAGCTTGGTCTCATCGTCATCACTCAATGCGTTGATTGCATCTATCACCTCCGCGTCCGTAGCGGTCACTTTCAGTTCCGCGCCGAGCTTGTTCAACTCGTCAATCATTCCTGCCTTGCCGTAGGTCTGACCCCACACGGTGATGTTCACGTCATCGGTGTCGTTGGCTTCGGCAGTGGTGTCAACCTCCTGCGCCTCCGATGCGTCGAGAGTATAGATTTGGTCTATGTTCTCGATGACGGGAAGAACGAGAGCCTGCACGCTGGTGCACTCACGCAAAGGATTGGTTTCCGAGAACTTGGCAACGAGCTTGAAATCGTCGAGCGTCTGATACTCCACACCGGGAACAGGGTTCGTCTTTTCCGCGAGAGTACCCCATACCAAACGACCTACGTTGTCGCCGTCAGTCAAGAACACCAGCTTGTCCGCGTTCCACGGCTTGTATGCCTTTCTCACGCCGTTCCTCTCCGAGATGACGGAGCGGTCAACCTTGATGATTGACACCCCATTGAAGTTGTCGGAGAATGCAGCGTCGAAGATACTTGCCGTAGGCACAGGCAGAGCCTTGATGTCGGTATAGGTGATGCCGCGATAGTTCGCCACAAGCTGCTTCGCCCAGTCAGACTGGCGTATCTTGTTGTAGCGGGACAACGCCATCATGATAACCGAGATGCTGTTGTTGTCAGCGTCCGCCTTGTCAAGAACCTTTTGGATGTCCTTTTCAGACACGAAATCTTTCGTCTCGACACCAAAGCAGTTCTCTGGCAGGTAGTTGAACTTCACACGCAGTGCCGTGCCAACGTTGTCCGCGTCCTCTACGAGGATGTAGCCATTGGAAAGACCGCAAAGGAAGTTCGCCTCGTTCTTCTCATCTATCGACACCGAACCAGCCACCGCGTCGGCGGTCAATTTTTGTGCGATGACGGCGTAGTTCCCACCCTGCGCTTTCATTACGTTCAACGAGTTGATGTCGCTCTCGGTCAAAACTTTCATCATTCCTATCTTCGGAAGGCGACCATTGGCGTGAGCGATAGCGTCTCTCTTCTTGATGGGCAGAGGACTGTCCATAGACACCATGTCCGCAGTAACATAGGTGGTGTCGATTGATGCGCTCTCCCACTTCTGGTCTGCCGAGTACTCCTTGCGCAACATCGTCTTGTGCAGGTACGTCAGCGGCTTGTTCCTCTTTCCGTTGATTTTCTCAACAAGTGAGGACAGCTTCGGGAACAGACTCCTTATAAACTCGATAAAAAGTGATTCTCTCATGTGTTACCTCCTTTCTTTAGTCGTGCAAGAACACGAGTGTAGGCAGTGCCGTTTTCAACGCCGCCTTGATGTCATCCACTGGATACGGACTTGCCGTATCGTTAACCTCTCCCGCGTACATGATGCCAGCAAGTGGCTCTTCCTTCAACACGCTTCTCACCAACACTCCGCAGTACTCGTAGCCGTCGGGCAGAGTACCGTAGCCGTCACCGGCCTCGTTCAGCGGCATGGGCTTGTACAGCGTATCGTCGGAAGTGGACTTGATGATGACGTGACCAGCCTTGACGGTGTTATCCGTCCAGTCGGACACATCAAGAGTACGCCCGCCTTGAATACCTGCGCCATACTTGCGTATGACTACGGAGTCAAGACCAAAGTGCACCTGCTCGATGCTCTTTCCCAAATCTGCGATTGCTCCCATACTTTAAAAATGATTAAATTGTTAGTAAATCCTTTTTAGAACATGCCTGCAATAGCGTCTATCTGCTCGTCTGTGATTTCCTTCGGCTTGTTTTCCTCCGCGCCTCCTGCGGGCGGCGTTACGACAAGACCTTTCTCCTGCTGCTCCTTGTTAAAGGTCTCAAGATTGGTCTTTGTCTCGTCGTAGTAAGCGTTAAACTCATCGTCGTCATTGAAGGATATGCGAGGGAACATCGAAAGAATGGCTGAACCGTAAGAACCACTGTCTTTCAACAGCTCTTGCATCTTTGCAGCCCTTGTCTGCGAGGTCTCTTTCGCCTTTTGGGCGGTAAGGTCGCTTTTCAACGCCTTTACTACCTCTCCGAGGTCTGCGAAGTTTTTCACGAGAGACTTAGCCCATTCTGGCTGTTCGTCTTTTGGTTTCTCTGGCTTCGCATCTTCATCGGGCTTGACTTCCTCTTCCTTCGGTTTCGATTTCGGCTTTGATTTCGGTTTCGAGGGTTTGTCCTCGTCGCCTTTCTCGTCCTCATCATCTTCCTCCGTTTCAGCGGCTCTGCGCTCGTTGACGATACGGTTAGCTTGAGACTGACCGATTTGGAGGAGTGGCATCACTTCGTCAATCTTGTCATTGATGGCGGATTGAATGTCTTCCTCCGAGGCATCATCTGCGTAGCTTAGGTTGTTGGCAATCATTGCGACGACACCCACCAGCTCCTTCTTGTTGAACCCGAGCGCACTCACCTTCGGTTTCAACGCTTTAAGCACTAATTGTTTTAAGTTCATATTATCTTTGAATTAAACCAATGGAGCGACCCCATTGCCGACTTTCGACTTCCTCGTTTTAGAATGGTGTTACCACCTCGCCCGCAAATGGTGTCCGTCTCCTTACTTTTCTGATACAAAGATAATAAAAATATTTGATTTGCAAATATGTAATAAAGGAAAAGCGACACACGAGAAAAATCCCTTGTGTCGCCCAAACTAAACTTAAAGAGATAATTGTATCAATCCATCGGATAATTCTTATAACGTCGGTTTATGACAGCAATAGCCGTCTCATATTCCTTTGTTGTGTCTATACCGAGCTGATTGTAAAAGCTCTCGTGGCCGTGGAGGCAGTCGCAGGCTATCTCTATCGACCGCATCTCCGATTTCTCGAAACCATTCTTGAATGTGCTGAAGATTGCGAGAGCCTTTCCGTACTCTCCATTCCTAAACAACTTGACAGCTGTACTTGTCTTTGTCATACTCCTCACATATTGCCATTTTCTTTCCCGCCCTTATCAATTTCGGCAGATACACATCGAGGCATCCGAATGGAAAACCTGCCACGTTCTCTCCACCGACTTGCGCGGGAGCGAGGTTTAGGATGTGTACCGCATCCTCTGCATCCTGTCCGTATTTTAAATAGAACTGATCGCACCGTATCAATACGAGTACGTCTGGGTACTTTCTCTTTATTTCTTTGTAATCCATAATTTTCTATGTTTGTTAGACAAATTGTTCCGCGAGTTCGTAATCGAGATTAGGTTTCATCATCGGCTCTCCACAATACTCGCAGTAGTATTGGAGAAAGACCCTGTTCAATTCCTTAACCTCATTATCGGCTTCTGTGTCGCGCTTTTCGTCGCTACCGTTTAGGTAGTTAGACACCTTCTCGTTTAGCTCGTCAGCGGTGCTTAAAAAGGCTTTTGCCACTTCTTGTACTTTTTCTCGTGTTATCATTTTTTTATATGTTTAGTATATCAAGTTGGCAACTTTGAAACATCTCCAGCCTTGCTTTTCCGTATCGTAGTAGGTTGTGAGTGTGTCGTTAGCCTTTCTCGTGTCACCTTTGAAAGCGGGGAAGTAGCTCTCGACCAGTGTTCCGTAGGCTTCCCTTATCGAGCCGTCCACCTTCTGGAAGTGGAACTTGACGATGCCCTTGTGCATCCGAGCCTTGAGCTTGATGTTCGCCCAAGCCTTCTTCAAAGCCTCCGACATTGTGAAGCCGTTACGTTTAACCATCTGCCAAGCGAGTTTCATTATTTTTGAAAGCTCTGATTTGAAATTTGTTGTCATTGTTGTATCTCCTATATTTAGTTAATGTTATATGTTTTATTTTCTGATGTAAAAGTACTCATTATTAATGAGTTACGCAAATTTTTAGACGATTATTTTTCTTGCTGTAACTTTGTTTAACTATTTTAATTCCAAATACTTTCTTACTTAACCTTGACTAACTTTCAAATACTTTCGGTAACTTTGCGTAATGAAACCGAAGTACCAAAACCAAAAGAAAGAGTATGACAAACTCAACAAGCGGCTGAAAGACTATTCAGACCGTTCAGAACTTCTTTTGGGTTCATTGAACGAGGAAGTCGCTGCATCAATCTCCACTCTCGACATTGATGAGGATGTGTTCCGTTTTAAGGACTACACGCAGCTCAACAAAATCTCTGACAGCATACGCAACGCTTTCGTTGCAGGTCTTTGGGGCTTGATTTCTTCGGGCATTGATACGGAATGGGCAAACGCCGACAGCAATGCCAAAAAGCTCATCAGCAACGCCTCGTCCGTTTATTCAGAGGATTTCATCGGCAAATACAACGAGCTTGCGTCAGACGCTTTCAAAAAGAGGAACGCTGGCGGTCTGACCATATCGCAAAGGATTTGGCGCAGGTATTATGATTACAGGGACTTCCTCGAAGCGTCAATATCAGCGTCCATCAGCAAAGGCATGAATGCGGGCGAGGTGAAAAGGGAGATAACGAATGACTTGCAAAACATCGACGCTTTGAGAGTGAAGTACAAGGACAGATACGGCTCTGTGCCGAATATAAAGGATGTAAGGTATTACGTCTCTCGCTTGGTGACTTCCGAAATCAATATGGCGTACCGTGAATGTGAGCAACAACGTTGGCGACAGCTTGGTTTCGTCCTCGGCTTCAAGATAAACCTTTCTGGCGCGCACAAGGAAAGGGACATCTGCGATGACCTTGCAGGCGTTTACCCGAAGTCTTTCAAATGGTACGGTTGGCATCCACTTGATAGGTGCTACATGACACCTGTGCTTATGTCGGATATGGAGTTTTGGGAATGGAACAACGGCGGAAAGAAAAGCGGAGAAATTACCGATGTCCCACAGAACTTCAAACAATGGATAAACAAAGAGACGTTTTCTGGTCGAAGTTCATTACCTTTCTTCATCACAGACAATCCTCTATTTACAGGAATAACAAAACGAATGTATGGCAATAATGGCTTTACAGGTACAAAACTTGGCAGACAAGCAACAAAGGAAGCATATAAAGTATATGCCGAAATGGGAATAACGAAAATCGACCAAAGTCTAACCGCCAATACCGAGGAAATTGCAAAACTATTCAAAACAACCGCACATCCTATGACTTTTTTTGAGGCTAACAATGGTAATGCAAATTTTGATTTTGGGAAGTCAAGATTGTTTTCCGAAAATTGTCAGTCTTGCGTTATCGTCCACGAAGCAAGACTTAGGGGATTAAACATAACAGCATTGCCTTACTCTGCCATTGCGAACAGTATGCAAAGCAGATTAAGTGGTGACACAGCGTTGGCATGGTTTAATTCAAAAGGACTACATCCATTCGTTACGCATATAAAAGGGAAAGATGAAAAAGAAGTTATAACAAATTTACTTAAGGCATCAAAATCAAAAGGACGATACCATATCGGGATAAACTTTACAAATAACACTGGCCATATAATTGTTGCAGAGCGGTTTAACGACGGAAAAGTTTTCTTCTTCGACGCGCAAAATGGTCTATTCGTTAATATCTATGAATATAAAGGCATAGAGAGTTTGGAACTTCTAAAAGTGGATAAACTTCTTATTGACCCTGCTGTAATAACTACTATTGCGAGGCTGCTTTGATTATCTTCATCTCTTCTTCACACGCCCACATTATTTCATCGAGACGGTCTAATGTTCTTTTTTGTCCATACATACCTATACCCAAGATAAAAGGTAAACCTATCTTTTTATATTTATCTGCTGACCGCATAATATGAAAATAGTAAAAGCCATCTTTTTCACCAGCGCGTCTCACAGTATCATATCCACTACTATTGGCATAGGTCTTTGCTATCTCAAGAGCCTTATTTGCATCCATATTTTAAGTATTCGTATGATTTCAAGTACTTGTTCAACCGCTTGAAATCCCACTCGTCCATCGGGTAGTGCAGTCGGCGGATGTCCATATTGTCCTCAAGGTCGGCTATCTTCACTTCCCTGCTTATCGGGTTCTTGCCTGCCCTTATGATGAAGTCGTCGTAGCTCTCTTCCTCTGGACGTGTCACG